CGAACTGCTCGACGTGCTACGGAACCTAGGGCGCACCGACGCAGAGCGGGCGGCGGCGATAGGCTTGTCGCGGCCTACCGTGAACAACGTTCGGCATGGTCGCTTCGGGCTGTCTCGCGAGGCGGCACGGCGCATCCTCGCCGAGGCCAGGTCGCGCGGTATCGCGGCATAGGGGGCGGCTCCATCTCTCGGGCGTCGGCTCCCGGTACCGGTGGCGAAGTGCTGGACCCATAAATCCCGGTTGAAAAAGTTTCGGCCGCATGGTGACAGGCCCCCCCCTTCGATCTCTGGCCGGTTCAGCCGGAGTACCATCAGTCGGCGCCGAGACGATCGAGGGCACGGGCGACCGACGCCGGGTGCCAAGTCGCACCGCGCGGTGAGGAGATGCCCCTCGCGTTCAGGCTCTCGGCGATCTCTCGCAAGGTCGAGGCTCCGGCCTTCCGGGCGGCGGCGATCGCCGGGAGGATCTGCGCGGCGCGGGCGTCGGCGCGTTCCTGCGCGGCCTTCGCGTCGGCCGCAGCCTTGGCGTCCACCGCTTCCGGTGAGGGTACGGAGTCGGGCGACAGCTCCATCGAGACCGCCACTTCGCGCACGATGTTGGCGAGGTACTTCGGCCCGAGGATGTTGGCGATGATCGGGTTGCCGGCGGCCATCGCGAGGAACTGCGTGCGCCGTTGCTGCGCCGATTCCTTGATGAGAATCGCCGCGGCGCCACGCGGCACCACGATGTTGTCCCCCTTGATCGACTCGTCGGGGTTGTAGAGCATCTCGTTCGTGAAGGTGTCGTTGATCGTCGGCTCGATCACGTTCAAGTCGATGTTGGAGATCGCCCGGCGCAGTCCCTTCGCCGCGTTGTTCATCAACATGGACAGGCCGGTCGCCGTGTCGGCGCTGCCGCCCGCACGCTCGTTGCCGTAGGTGTAGCGCGGGATGCCGGTGGCGTCGTCGGCGCGGATCTCCCACTTCTCGTAGGTCGCCATCAGGCTCGCGCTGTTGTCGTTCGCCTGGAAGAACCCGACGCCCGGGTTCACGCCTTGCGTGGGGTCGCTCTTGAGCTGCCACGTCTTCCACGGGAAAATCTCCGCGGTCTGCTCGCCGTCCGCGAAGCGGTCAGCGTGCACCCATGCCATCGGGCCGGATGCCATGCTCAGGTTGTCCGCGAGCGCGCAGGCGATGCCGTTGCAGAACTTCTGGCTCGTGGCAGCCAAGTCGGGGATCGAGCGGCCCCAGAACGCGCCCGGGATCTCGTCGTAGCAGGCCTTGCGGTACGGGCGCTGCGCGAGGGGATCCGGGTTGAGCGCGGCGTAGAGGATGTAGCGCCCGCACACGAGCACGTTGCACTCGTACTCCTTGGTCTCTTCGATCGGCTTGCCGTTGTCGGTGTGCACGCCCCAGGTCATCAGCTTCCAGCCGGGGACCGAGCCCCAGTAGTTCAGCGCGTCGATCACGCCCGGGGGCGAGAGCCACATGTAGAGGCTCTCCTGCTCCAGCCGTTGCCGCTCGGCCTCGGTCCAGAGCCACCCTTCGAGGTGCCCGCCCGAGTAGTCGCGCAGCGCGTCGTCGATCTGCTCGTCCTTGTAGTTGGGCATGCCCTTCAGGTCGAACAGTTCCTCGCGGCGGAACCGGATGCGCTCGATGAAGTCGCCATCCTGCGGCGAGCGCGCCGAGGGTGCCGGGTAGCAGTCGAAGGGCGAGACACGCTCCCAGCTCTGCGCCGGGTTGTTCGACACGAGGGGCTTCCAGCCGGCGCCCCACGTCAGCGTCTTGTGCCGCTTGTAGATCGGCCCCTTCAGGATCGCGGCCGGGTAGGTCACGAAGTCCTCGACGAAGGCGTCCATAGCCTTCTCGAAGCCGCCCTGCGCGAGCCGGTCGGCGATCTGGCGCTCCATGCGCTTCGCCCGCTTGTTCGCCTCCTTGGTGACCGCTTCCTCGGCCTGATCGCGCAGCTTGTCGCCGATCTGCCGGGCAAGGGTCCGGAACTCGTCCTGGGTCAGTTCCTCGCCGCCCGAGCCCACGATCTGCTGCAGGGCTTGCTGCGCGGTCTTGATCGCCTTGACGACGATCGCCTCCTGCATCTGGCGTGGCAGCTCGGGGATCGGCGTCGGCTCGATGCCCCATGGGCGCTCGCCGACCGGCAGCACGATCTCGCGGATCCAGGCCGACGCGGCGCGGCACTTGGTCTCCGTGAGGTCGGCCCACACGATGTTCATGCCGCTGTTGTTCGCCTGCATGGCGGCGAGCGCGGCCGGGCTGTAGACCCCGCGGCGCGCGCGCAGGCACTCGGGCAGCTTCAAGTCGACGCGCTGCTTGGCCAGCTTGTTGCGGCCCCAGGCCTGGCGCACGTGGCCGGCCAGCGCCGGCTCCGTCTCGGGGTTGGCGATCTGCCTGGTGGTGGGCGCGTTCTGCTGGTTGCGCTGCTCGATCTGCTGCAGCCCGAGGCGGCGCACGAAGGGATTGAGGGCCATCGTCTCGGTTCCTTACTGAGGGATCTCGGCGCCGCGAGACCACACGACCTTGCGCTGCCGCACGGGTCGCACCTTGGCGCTGGCCACCTTGCGTTGCACCACATCGGGCAGCATCGACAGGGCCAGGCTGTCGGCCTTGTCCGGGCTGGCGATGCCGCGCTTCTTCGCGTCCTTCTTGCTCTCCAGCTGGATCCGGTAGGCGTTGTCGTAGGCGTAGTCGAGGCTGGTCAGCTGGTCGCAGAGCTCGTCGTCGTCCGGGATCTCGCCGTCCTTGAGCCAGTCGCGCACGCGGCCCCAGGCCTCGGCGCGCTGGTTGAAGTACTGCTTGTCGTCGCTGGCCGGGATCCCCCACTGGATCGGCACCAGCTGCGGCAGGCCAGGGATCCGGCGCAGCGTCGAGTCCAGGTCGGCGCCGTTGCCCACGGCGTCGTAGACGATGCACATGATGTTGGGGATCTGCTTGCACAGCTCGGCGATGCGGCCGCCGACCTCGACCCCGTCGAACCCCATCAGGCCCTGCTGGAAATGCACCTTGAGGCCCTGGCGCAGGGTGATGATCGTCCAGTCGTCGCCGAACCGGGCCGGGTCGCAGGCCAGGATCCGGGGCATCGCTTCCCAGCCCATGCGCGGCACCTTGCGGCGGCGCGCGGCCTCGGTCAGCTCGGGGCTGATGAAGTTGGACGCGCCGGCGCGCGGGAACTTGCCCAGCACGCGCACGCGCACGAAGTCGCTGTCTTCGCCGTACTCGTCGATCCAGGCCTGGATCTGGCTCTTGTTGGTGAACCGCACCGTCCGGCCGTCGACGCGGTGGTAGCGGTTGCGCCGCGGCTTCGTGCATCGGCGGTGGAACTCACCCGACGTCTTGGTCGGGTTGCCGTAGCGGCACCAGATGATCTGCGTCGCCCGGTCGGTCAGCGCGCCCTCGGTCGTCTCCCAGATGATGTCCGCGATGGCCGAGGCCTCATCGAACACCACCAGGATCCGCTTGCCCTGGTTGTGCAGGCCGGCGAAGGCCTCGGGGTTCTTCTCCGACCAGGGGATTGCGTCGATGCGCCAGGTGCGCTCGTGCTTCTTGTCGATCGAACAGATCGACGTGGCGGTGAACCGGAACAGCTCGCGCGCGATGAACAGGTTGTGCCACTTGCCCAGCTCGGCCCAGGTCTTCGTCTGCAGCTGGGTCTCGGTGTTGGCGGTCACCACGCCGCGCGTGTCCGGGTGCGTGGACAGGGCCCAGAGGATCAGCCAGGACACCAGGGCCGACTTGCCGACCCCGTGGCCCGCGCTGATGTCCTCCTCGACCACGGCGCCCAGGTACTCGGCCAGGGCATCGCCCGACGGGATCCCGGTGCGCAGCTTCTCGCCGATGCGCTCGAGCTGCTCGCGCTGCCAGTCCTCGGGCCCGTCCTCGTTGGCCAGGCCCTTGCCGGGCTCCTTCCAGGGGAAGGCCCAGAGGACGAACCCGTAGGGATCGAACTCGTACCGCGCCAGCGCGGCCGCGAGCCCGTCTAGGTCGGGTCGGTCGCCCGGGGTCGGGTCGTCGCCCCCGGGCGCGGCCTCGCCGGCGGCCCGCCCGGGGGCC